GATTATATGTTAGTAATACAACTTCCACCAATCAGTTAAGTGTTTCTGGTGTTTCTACATTTGCTGGTATTACAACGGTCACTGGGACAACATTATTTGCTAAACAACTAAATGTTTCGGGTGTTTCGACTGTCGGTGTCGTAACTGGTGCCACGTATTATGGCGATGCTTCTTATGTTGTAAGCGGCAAATGGACTCTGGGTGCAAATGGATCTTCTGATTACACCTTCACTGGAATTGGATTTACCCAAACAACAAATGACCCTGCTCTCTATCTCGCAAGAGGTGCGGTATATGAGTTTGTGAATAATATGAATGCTCATCCATTTAGAATTCAAAGCACTCCAAATGGTTCTGCAGGAACTGAATATAATAATGGAGTGACAAATAATAATGTATCATATGGAACTCTAAGATTTGAGATTCCATTTAATGCTCCGAACACTCTATATTATCAATGCACTGCTCATGCTGGAATGGGGGGAACAATCACTGTCTATCCAAACACCATCTAAGATGCTTAATAAATAACTAAAAAAATACCATCAAATGGCTGCAATTATAACTGATCAGATTAGAATATTAAACGCCAAGAATTTTGTTGCTACTGTTGGTGTTGGCACTTTTTATTCTTTTATTGGTTTACCAAATCCCAGTGATTATCAATCTGATTGGGATAGCAATCCTCCATCACCTAAAGATAATTTTGACCAGGAGAATGATTACTGGGATACAATGATAGCATTGAAAAAAATCAACGCAGGTGATGTAAGACAGGTTGTAACAAAAAGATTTTGGTCCCCAGGGACAGTTTATGATTATTACAGACATGATTATAATAGATCGAATACGGCTCAAATCTCTGGAGCAACCAATTTATATTCAGCATCTTTTTACGCAATAAACGAGGATTATAAAGTTTATTCTTGTCTTCAAAATGGAACTGACCCAGATAATCCAAACGGAAGACCATCATTAGATCAACCCACGTTTACAGATCTAGAACCAAGATCTGCTGGTAGCAGTGGTGATGGTTATATTTGGAAATATCTTTATACAATAAAACCAAGTGAAGTCATTAAGTTTGAAACGGCAGATTTTATTCCTGTTCCTGCAAACTGGAATACGTCAACAGATAATGCAGCAGTTAGAGATAATGCTGTTGATGGGTCAATTAAAATTGTTACAATCACAGATCGTGGAGTGGGTCTTGGAACAGCAAATGCTACTTACACCCGAGTTCCAATTAAAGGTGATGGAAGCGGAGCAGAATGCACGATTACAATTAACAATGACTCTAAAGTAAGTTCTATTACTGTTTCCAATCAGGGTTCTGGTTATACCTTTGGAAATGTTGATCTAATCGCTGGAGGAGTTCCAACTGGAACCACAAGACCAACCTTTGACGTTATTATCTCTCCTAAGGGAGGTCATGGAGATGATATTTATAGAGAACTTGGCGCATACAACGTTCTTCTTTATTCCAGAATTGAAAATGATAATGAAAATCCAGATTTTATAACTGGTAATCAAATAGCAAGAATAGGAATCGTTCAAAACCCAGAGGTTACCACTGGAACATTACTAACAGTAGATAAAGCAAGTGCAGTATATGCATTAAGATTGACTGGAGTTGGGTATAGTTCAGCAACCTTTACTGCAGACTCACAAGTAAAACAAACAGTTTCCTCCGGAACCACCGCTGTTGGTAGAGTAGTAAATTATGATCAAACTACGGGAGTCTTGAAATACTGGCAAGATAGGACAGTTTCTGGATTTAATACTGTTGGAACAGCACAAACAGATCCCACACATGGATTCAATATGACAAGATTTACTGCTTCACCATCTTCAGGTGGTAGTTTGACAATCATCCCATCAACTGGTTCAAATCTTTCTATTGATACTTCATTCACAGGTGTTAGCACCGCAATAAATAGTAGAACATATTACCTAGGTCAAACTTTCACAAACGGTGTTTCATCCCCAGAAGTGCGAAAGTATTCTGGAAATATTGTTTATGTTGACAACAGACCGGCGATTACTAGATCATCTAATCAAAAAGAAGATATTAAAGTCATTTTGCAGTTCTAAAGAATTATGCCTCAGCAAACGAATCTTAATGTAGCTCCATATTTTGATGACTTTGATCCAGCCAAAGACTATCATAAGGTGCTCTTTAAACCTGGGTATCCAGTTCAAGCGAGAGAGTTAACCACTCTACAATCAATACTGCAGAATCAAATTGAAAAATTTGGGCAGCATTTTTTTAAAGAGGGTGCGAAAGTTATTCCAGGAAATATTGGATATTCTCAACTTTATTATTGTGTTCAGTTAAATAATAATTTTCAAGGAGTTCCTGTCGCGGCTTATGCAGATCAATTAGTTGGTAAAAAAATTACGGGGCAAACATCTGGCGTCTCTGCGTTTGTGGCTAAAATTTTACTACCAATAGATTCTGAGAGAGGTAATTTAACACTTTATATCAATTATTTAAATTCTAGCACTTCAAATAATTCAACACAAATATTTTCTAATGGTGAATCTCTAATTTGTGATTCTGCCATCATATCTGGTTTACTAGGAAATACAACAATTACAGCGGGTAGTCCGTTTGCGGTTACTTTATCTTCAAATGCCACCGCAACTGGATCTTCTTTTCAAATTCAAGATGGCGTATATTTTGTACGTGGAAATTTCGTAAATGTAAAATCAGAAACTTTAATTTTAGATCAATATTCAAACTCTCCAAGTTATAGAGTTGGTTTGTTTGTATCAGAACAAATTATTAACGATACCATTGATGAAAGTTTAACCGATAATTCTCAAGGATTCAATAATTACTCTGCACCTGGTGGAGATAGATTAAAAATATCTGTCAGTTTAGTAAAAAAACCACTAACAGATTTAAACGATAATAGTTTTATTGAACTTGCAACAATTATCAATGGAGTTATTAAATCAAAAGTAGATAGAGGAGATTTGGGTGGTGGAGTTGGATATAAAGATTGGACTGATATTTTAGCAAGAAGAACATATGCAGAATCTGGTGATTACTATGTAAAGGATTTTGACATTAGTGTTTTAAACTCATTAAATGATAATATTGGAAATAGGGGATTATTTCAGTCTGGGCAGTTCACTTATGGGGGATCCGTCCCATCAGATAATTTAGCACTATATAAAATTTCTCCAGGTAGAGCTTTTGTTCGTGGTTATGACCTTGAACTCTTAACTCCAACATTTATTGATGTAGAAAAACCAAGAACAACAAAAACAATCGAAGATCAAGAAATCATTTATAATACTGGACCAACCTTGAAAGTTAATAGAGTTTATGGAGTTCCTGTTCTTGGTATTGGAAATACGTATGTTTTAAGTTTAAGAGACAGTAGAAGAGGTGTGGGAATAGCAACAGTTGGAAATGAAATTGGTCTCGCTAGAGTCTACGATTTTAGATTGGAATCTGGATCATATGATGCGACAAATTCTAATTTAAATCAATGGGCTTTGTCACTTTTTGATGTGCAGACTTTTACTAATATTACACTTAATCAAGCAACATCTTTAAGTATTCCAACTCGTGTGGAGGGATCTAATAGTGGTGCGACTGGTTTTATTAGACATGCAGTGTCTGCGGGGGTAGCAGTAACAGTTTATGATACTTCCGGAGAATTTATTGCGAATGAATCTTTAATTTTTAATGGTATTGCTGATGGAAGAATTGCAATCGCAGTTACCACACACTCACTCTCTGATGTAAAATCAGTTCATGGCACAAATAATGGGATTGTTGGTTTGGGGTCAACATTTTTAGGAGATATAGTTCAGTCCATCGGATTTAATGTTGGTGTCGCAACGATCAGTGCTGGCAGTGGCGGTATCAGCACAGTCTTTAGCACCAATGCATTATTTCCAGGGACAATAGTAAAGAGGAATAATTTAGTTCAATTCAGTAATCCAACAAATAGAGATATTAGTTTTGCAAAGATAGTTAGCGTTGGAACAAGTAGTGTTACGATAGAGGCAGTGACAACTGTTGCTGGAATTGCATCAGGTGATTTACCAACAACAACTCTTAATGCTACAGACTTTAAAATTTTAACCACAAAACTAGATCCATCATCAGATAAAACTCTTTACACAAAACTTCCAAAGAATAATGTTTCCTCTGTTGATCTTACTGATGCAAATTTAAGTATTAGAAAAACTTTTACGGTAAATATTTCTTCAAATCAACTTTCTGCTATTGTCACTGCAGGAACTAATGAAACATTTCTACCATTTGATGAAGAAAGATATACATTAACTCGCTCAAACGGCGAAACTGAAACTTTAACTTCAGATAGGTTTGAATTTTTAGTAGGAAGCACACAGTTACAAATTCGTAATCTTGGCAGTAATGATACTGGCGCAACTTTAACTGCTACACTAAGAAAGGTAAAGCCAAAAGCAAAAGAAAAAATTAAAAACAGAGTTAACTCACTAATTATTGATAGATCAAAGTATACAGGATCTGGCATTGGGGCAACAACTTTAAATGATGGTCTAACATCTGGAAACTATCCGTTTGGAACAAGAGTTCAGGATGAGATCCTCTCGCTTAATGTACCAGATATCATTGAAATTCATGGAATATTTGAATCAGCAAATACATCAAACCCATCCGCACCAAAAATTACTCTTTCCTCTCTTACAAGTTCATCCACAACTACAACAGAACTGATTATCGGAGAAACTTTAATTGGACAAACAAGTGGCACGGTGGCTATTTGTGTTGAAAAGTTATCATCATCACAAATCGCCTTCATTTATAAAAATGATAGTAGATTTAAAGAGGGAGAAACTGTATCTTTTTCAGAATCAAAAGCAAAGGGAGTTATCACCACTTTAGATTCTGGTAGTTTTGAAATTTCATCAAACTTTAAGTTTAATAATGGACAGGAGGAAACAATTTACAACTATGGCACGTTAATAAGAAAAAGTGATTCTGAAGAACCTTCAAAGAGATTAAAAATTTACTTCTCAAATGGATATTTTGAGTCAACTGATGATGGCGATATCACAACAGTCAATTCATACTCTAGATTTGATTATTCTAAAGATTTACAAACTATTAATGGTAATGCTGTATCTGATATTATTGATATCAGGCCAAGAGTTTCTTCTTTTACCGTATCTGAGAATTCTCGTTCACCACTAGAATTTCTTGGAAGAACTTTTAGTTCGTCTGGAAATTCTGCCACTAATATTTTAGCATCAGATGAGTCAATTCTAACTACATTTTCATATTATTTGGGTAG